TATCTAATTTTATCAATGATTTCTACGGGCAACCAGCTATCTACCATGGCATCGATCACAATCCATTAATGGCTCAATTGGCAACCGATCGTTATTCATTAGAAATTCAAACTAATGCATTTGAAACTGCAGAATTACCTAGTTGCGATTGGGTAGTTGCAAGTGGTTTATTTACACAACGTCGTTGCAACGATGAAAATGAAGATTTACAAAAATTATTTAGCGATGTGCATTTAATGTATAACGCAGCCAAAACTGCAGTATCTTTCAATTTATTATCTCCAATTAATAACACATTGCATGAAGGTTTCTTTTATACACATCCAGGTTTAATTATGGATATGATGATTGAAAAGTATCGATATGTCTCGGTTCGACATAACTATTCAAATGATGTATACACAGTAACAATTTATAAAATCAACGCATAATATTATGACAACAAGTATTAATCATCCATGGGCAATTAGCGATAAATTCAGAAGCCGGTATGGAACAATCTGGAGTGATATGGATTTTGTATTTCAAGACAAAATTTCAAATGATCACTTTAAAACAGATCCAATGAACACATTGATTGGTCAATTACATATTGCTAATCAAAAAATTAATATGAAATATAAAGACTTAATTTCATATGCAAAATCAATTGACACGTTATCTACAAACTTATATTCAGAACGAGTAGATAAAACACATCGATTTGAAGTTTCTGTTAAGGGTTCTAAATTTGATTTAACTTGCACTGAAATTGGTCGGTTATCACAAACATTATCCGAAGCATTAGCATCTTCATTACGAGCATATGAAATAGGTTTATATTTATAATAAAATAGGCCTATGAACACATATGTATATTTCTTTAAGACAGATTCTACTTGTGAACCCATAGGACGTGTAATGGCAATGGATTTGCGCGAGGCACGTGAATTAATCAAACAACGAAAACAATTGTCTGGTGAGGCAATTGATGAATTATTTGAAATTAAACAGGTGTTGCCATATGAAAACCGTATTTGATGTATTACATGTTAATTATGCCGAGTATACTTATTATAAGCAATTATCGCGGCGTGATCAAGTAATGTTCTTTTTTGAAATCTATGAAGCTGCTTTAATAAAGCATAGCGATGGGTTAGATTTATCTAAAATATTTAACATGGTGCATGAATCCTTAAAGGAATCGGATCCAATCGATCAGCAAACAGCTCCGGAAAGTTGGCCAGATGATATTGAAAAAGTAGATGTAATGATTGATGATGATAACATCATGATAGAAACAAATAGTTTAATTGGATTGCGTGTTATAATTTATAAATTTTTTGAATCCGGATATATCTTATCTCGTGATAAAAATATGGAGAAAATGTTTCGTCGGGACAAAGTTACAAAGTACTTGCGAATATTTCGAATAGTAGATCAAGTTTCAACAATATGCATTAACTAATGGCAAAACAAAAAATACCAGAAGCACTTCAAAGAAAATTTGATAAACCGCAATTCTCAATAGGGGATGCGGTTTTCTTTTCTTGGCTTGGACAAAAATATTACGGATATGTTACAAAAACAAAGAAAACTGGATGGGGTATTCAGTACATGGTGGAATCGACTATGGGTGTTAGTTACCCGTGTGGTATACAAATTAAGGGGCAAAAGACGAGCTATAACACAGGATTCATCTTCTTCGAAGACACTATATCCATCGGACCAGACGAACTTGAGAGACGCATTCAAACAGCCCCAAAACGTCGAACAGTTACAACAATTTCTATCGACACCAGCAGGCCAACGAATGAAAGCCGAGTTAGCGATCAAGATGGCAACGCAGATGATGGAAACCATAACGCTGAAGATACAAAGGTTAGAACCAAGCGATCTACCAAATCAAATGCTGTTTCATTTGGCTCTGATAGAACTGGCAGAAACAATACAACAAAACGAAAAACTGCTAAAAATGTAGAATTAGATGCGGCAATTGCAAAACAACGAAGTTTTTTAGATTTTACTAATCCAGTAAAAAAAGATTAACGGGTGGTTGGACGTTTGATTTATTCTTCTTATATTTAAAGTATAAAAATAAGAGAGTATGAAAAAAATAATCACAATTGTTAGTATTATAATATCTTATAATTCTATTAGTCAAAATCCAGTCAAACTTATAGATTATAGTAAAACCTCCATAATTGAATATTATTCAATGGATTCGGTGAATGCCTTTAACAGTCGGAAATTTGATTCAGTATCAATTCAAATTGAATTTTTACGTTTACTTAATCAATATCGAAAATTCAAAGGATTGGGTGAGTTGCAATTAGATGTAAATTTATGTGCCGCGGCTGATAACCAATGTCGCTATATGGTCAATACAAAATATGTCGGTCACGTACAAGATTTTAATAATGTTATTTCTGGCGATATTTATCCAACTTTGACTGATAGAATTCTTCAATTTTACCCAAATTATAACTGTGTAGATTATCGTATTAGTGAAAATGCATTATGTTTCCCTATAGTTATTTGCTTTGGTCGTAATCGTACGGTAGCACAACAATCATTAGATCAATGGGCATCTAGTAATAAAGGTCATGCTCAAGCCCAATTGAATCCAAATTTTACAAAAATTGGAATTTCGTTTATCAAATCGCCAATTGATACTAAAATTTATGCAGTAACAGTGTTTTCTAATAAATAAAAAATGGGAGCCTAAACTCCCATTTACTAAATTATTTTTTAACCAGCCCAACAGTCAGTTGTACTAAAATTTTTAGCTCTCCGTTGTTTCGGTTGCATTACTCCAATTTTTGGTATACTAATTTTTGGTATTCGAATTTTGTGCCAATCTATTTTAATTGCCCAATTGCCAATTGGTGTATATTCTGTATTCGAGCTAGGTTCTTCCGGTTGTGGTTGATATATAATAACAAATTCACCATAACTTCCACGATGTGGTCCGTATAATGCATCATACTTTTTTTGTGTTTCTGGATTAGCTTTTCGTTTCTCTGGTGAATATGTATCTCCATCATAAGCTGGACCTACTTCAACTTTGCGCTCCGGATCAAGTTTTGTTACTTTAATACCTTTGAGATCTGGATTATTTGCAATAGTAGAAGCTAATACGGTATCGATAGACTTCAATCGTGCATCGGTCAATCCCTCATTTCCTCGAGGAAACCTCGTAGGAACTTTACTAGTACTACTACCAGCTTTATATTGTACTTCTAGAATAGTACCTTGAGATTTACAATATTGTACTGCTTGTTGCAATGTGCTAGCAAAACCTGCTTGTTGTTCTGGACTTACTTGATATTTATCATCCCCGAAAAAGTTTTGTATTAATGGCGAATTTGGATTTTTAGGTGGATATGCAATTGGAAATGCCATGGGCGCCGCCGGCGTCGTTTGTTCTTGTTTAGAATATAAAACTGCGGTATTTTTAGGACCTATATATATACGATCTGCATTACTTAAAGGTTTATTTGCATTTCTTGCTTTTTGTATGGCTTGACTTATAAGTTTAACCTTATCGGTATCAGGTATTTTTGAAGAATATGTTTGTTTACTATAAATTTGTTTGCCTGGCGCAGATTCTGCATCTATATTTGTTAAAAATTTTTGCAAATCAGATGGTGCTGGTACTGTAGATGATAACCGATCGATATCACCATAAACTTTAGTAGATAGATTATAAATTTTTCCAGCTAGATCAACTCCTTGCGGGCGCCAATTATTTATGTATATATCTTTAGACATTAATGAATTTAGTTGAGCTCGAACTTGCTTTAAAAGCATTAGTCGTTTATCTAAATCTGAAATTTGTATATTAAATTTACCAGATTTAATTGATTCTAAACTAGAAATCATAAAATCTATATTTTTAATAACATTATCAGTTTGATCTTTTGCTCGGTTCTGTTGATTATTTAATTGTGGGGAACCGGACCACCAACCAATAGTTTCAGTTGCATATTGTTCGGAATTGTTATACCCATCGCCTTTACCAGATTGTAATTCAAATACGCGTTTAAATAATTCTGCATATCCTGGTGTTTTTGTTACGTCAGCTGAATCTAATGCAATAAATTCTTCATATGTTTTTGGTAATCCAGAAACACCAGCTTGTTCTATTATTGTTAAAATATTACTAATAGATGTCTCATCTAAATTTTTAGGTGCAAACCTAAGCATATTTTCTGCAAGTAGTTTTTGTAAATTCATAATACTATCTTTATTATATCTTTTCATATAAATATAAACTACAATAAAAACATTGCATTCTAGGTTATTTACAAAATTTTTCTTATATTAATAAAAAAATACTATGATTAGATTTGGTTATTGCTGCATTAACATGCAACTTAGTTCTCAAGGTATCCGCACAGGTCGCACCATGATTGAACGTAAATTCAAGGCTGGCGGTATGCAGTTAGCTTCTGATATTTCATTAGCTAATGCTCGTGACTTACTACCTATACTCCAATGGAACGAACAGCAAGGTATACGTTTATTCCGAATTGGTTCAGAAATATTTCCTCGATGGAATCATTATGAATTAGCAGATTTGCCTGATATTGCTGAGATTGCACATCACCTTCGCGTAGCAGGCGATTATGCTCGGGCACATGGCCATCGTCTTACTACACATCCTGGTCCTTTCCATATATTAGGTAGTCCAGATTCTGTTGTGGTCGAAAATAGTATTGTTGGATTAGAACGTCATTCTGAGATGTTTGATCTTATGGGCTTTGCTCCTAGCTTTGACAATCTTATTAATATTCACGTAGGTGCTACTTACGGCGATAAGGCAACTACCATACAACGTTGGTTGAAGAATTATGATCGTTTGTCTGATAATCTTAAGGCACGTCTTGTTATTGAAAATGATGACAAGGCTTCTATGTATTCAGTTCGCGACTTGTATGAAATGTTGCATCGCGATATTGCTATTCCGATTACATTTGACTATTGGCATCATACATTCAATACCGGTGACTTATCCGAACAAGAAGCATTCTTTATGGCTCGAGAAACTTGGACTCGTCACGGTGTTACTCAATGCACTCATTACTCAGAATCTCGTCGACGCGAAGCACAACGTCTTATCGAAGGCATTTGCGATAAACATGGTATTCCGCAAGAAGATTTACCAAAGTGGCCTACATTTGCTAAGATGTACAAAGAGTTCAGCAAGATCAAAGCACCAGCGCATTCTGACTTTATTTTGCAATTACCGAATACTTACGGTGTTGATGCATTAGATGTTGAAGTAGAGGCTAAGGCAAAAGAGCAAGCTATTCAGAATGTTGGTATCGATTGCCATCGCGAAAATCCAGCAATTATTTTAGGATAATATATTTATAATAAAGGAAAAAAAGTTATGGCACATTACAAGTACAAAGCAAAAATTACGGATGATATTGAAGATGCAAGAGAGATTATCCGGAACACCGGTCGTATGTTAACAGAAGGTAAAATTGATAAAGATTCTGCCTTAGATAATTTAGCAAGAGCTTTAACAAAATTAGATTCGGCTCGTTATTACATTGACCGCGAATAAAAAATCATCACATGAAAAAATCAAAACGTGCTCCTTTACCAAAAGGTTTTAAAAAGTTACAATGTAAATATTGTGATACTATCTCCGAACGAGTCGATGTTAATGCAACTGCTATTACATGTTGGAAATGCACATTGAAACTAGTTAATGGCGAAACATTGGAATTACGAAAGTAATATTATATTATTTATATAAACTATGTTAGAAGCAGAAAAAATAAAATCTAATTGGGAACAGTATCGTGCAATTGTTGATACAACATTTACTACCCGTAAAGATGCCTTAAATCGAATGTATGATGATTTTGAAGAACGAATGGTTTTAATGCCAGCATCTTCAATTGCACATTTTCATAATGCGTTTGCTGGCGGATATGTAGATCATATACTTCGTGTTATTGATTGCACAAAAGCATTATATGCAACTTGGAAGTCAATGGGTGCTGATATGTCTGGTTATACTGAAGAAGAAATGTTATTTGCAGCAATGCATCATGATTTAGGAAAAATAGGATTTCCAGGCGATGGTAATGAAGTATATCAAGTAGAAACTTCGGATTGGCATCGTAAAAACCAAAACAAAATGTATAAGCACAATGAAAATATTCCGTTCACAATGGTACCAGATCTTTCAATTTGGTTGCTACAAGAATATGGTATTAAATTGTCTTGGACTGAATATCAGGCAATTAAAATACATGATGGAATGTATGATGATGCAAATAAACCTTACTTTGTTGCACGATCGGCTCAAGCTAAATTAAAAACTAATTTACCTTTACTTCTACACCACGCAGATCATATGGCATCCCAAATTGAATACGAGCGATGGAGAAACCGAGATAAAGTGACTCCAAAACCAGTTGCAGAAAAAAGTAAAGTAACAAAATCAAACGGACTTAAAAACTTAGCAGAAAATAATCCAGATGTTGAAAAAACATTAACAGATATTTTTAGTGCATTTAATCAGGATTAATTATGGTAACATTGTATATAATATTATGGATAATAACTGGAGGTATTGCTGGTTATTTTGGAGCTAGAATGTGGCAATTAGCAGGAACATTGGCTGAAGCTCAGGAATATATTGAAGAATTAGAATCTACCAATCAATTCATGTATAGTCGAATCGAATCATCATATAACATCATGAAACAAATTGATCGATTAGGTGCATTTGAATCTGAAGACGAAGCAGGAACTACATTTCAATTATTAAACGAAGTAATCACAGAACTTAAAGAACAATTCGATGGCGAAACGCAAGAAAAAAAGTAATGTTTACTTTACAAAAATAACAGACATTGCAATATCTGCATATAACAAGTCAGACAGCACAGTAAAGCGAGAAAAGATATATCGCAGATTTATTTATCCTCCATTCATGAAACTTGCGGAAAATCTAATTAATAAGGTTAAACCTACCTATATAGATTCCACATTTACTGATTTACAAACAGATTTAGTTACATATCTGACAGAACGATTAAATAAGTTTAATCCAAATAATGGTAAAGCCTATTCTTATTATACTAGAACATCTTTTAATTATTTAATTGCTGAAAATCAAAAAGCATATAATAAACTTAAGGCAGATACTCTAGAATTAGATGTTGATGATCAACGAAATATTATGACTGAAATTCATAATATCGAGATGCGTGAAACATTAGAATATTTTATGAATGCTTATATCGAACATTGTTATGATAATTTAAATTACATATTCAATAATCCAGTTGATATACATGTAGCCGATTCAGTTTTACATATTTTTGAAACTAGAGAAAATATTGAAGATTTTAATAAAAAAGCATTGTATATTTTTATACGAGAACGAACTGGATTAAAAACTACTAATATTACTAAAGTTATTAAAACTTTAAAACAAATATACGATGAGAATTTCTTAATGTATGAACGTACAAACTTCGTAAAATTGCCTTTTTGATATTTATATTAAAGGATTTACGTTATGGACAAAAATGATGAACTATTTAAAGGTACTTCATTTGCGGATTTAATGTCAGATGTCTATCATAACTCAAAAAAGAAAGATAGGCAAATTAATCAACTAATCGCTCAGTTACAACCTTTAATTAAAAATGCATCAGATGCTACTATTATTGTACCTTTAATTAAAGAGTACTTAGATGTTGCTGTAAAAAATGATGATCATCTTGTTAAACTAACAGCAATCGTGCAACGATTTATTTCGACTAAACAAACAATTGCTGGAGCTGATGGATTATTATCCGATGAAGAAAAAGAACAATTACTCAAAATTGCAGAAAAAACTTTATCCGATGAATTAACTGATGAGTTAACTGATATTACTAATGAAGATACAGTTTTAAATCAAAAAATAACTGCAGTTAAAAACAAATTAGAAGAAAGAGATATGAATGTCTAATGTAGAGTTTCATATCGGAGAAGTAATTTCAAATCCAAATGTATCTACATATGAGTATGTGGATAGTAATAAATTTCAAATATCTGTAAAAACATATACTGATTTTTATAATCAACAAGAAATATTAGCAATTCCTTTAAATTCTAATATAAAAGATATACCGCGTGTCGGAGAACATGTATTATTAGTGCGCGGATTATCGGCAGAAAATAACTCAGAATCAGCATATCCACAGTGGTATTGGATTTCAAGTTTTGCTTTAAATTCAGATGTTAATAGCAATTTTTTGCAAGGAGTTTCTCAACCACAAAGTATACCATATATTCCAAAAACATCATTCGAAGAAAAAGAAGTATCATTTAAACAACCGTATGAGGGTGATATATTAATCGAAGGTCGATTTAGTAATACTATTAGATTAGGTAGTACTGTTATCGGAGGCGAATATGAAACGCGTCCACTATGGCGTGGTGCTATAAATGGCGATCCAATTATTGCAATTTCCAATGGTACTCCATATACAAAAGATTCATATGTTATTGAGAATGTTGAGGCAGATGCTTCATCTATATACTTAACAAGCACACAAAATATTCCAAATTTATTATTAGGCGTTGGTAATCAAAGAAATCCACTTACTAAATTTGGTCCTAGTGAATCACAGTTTTCTAGATCACAACTAATTGGTGTTGCTGATCGTATTATATTAAAAGCAAAAACAGATATTGCGGTTATTGATGCGCCAGTTGGTATCGTGTTAAATACCACCGGTGAAGTTAAAATTGGAAGTGATGATGCTACAGAATCTATGGTACATGGTGATGTATTAGTATCAATATTACAAAATATTATTTTACAACTGCAATCAGGAATCGTAGTCGGAGATACATATGCACCCACTGGCGGTTATGCTAATGGAGGATCATACGTCCAACGAGCCCAGCAATTATTGCAAGAATTACTAAGTTCTACATATTTTATTAAGAAAAATACATATTAAGGAAAGTTATGCCATCAATAGTACCACCATTAGATTTTATACCTAAATTACCAGCACGTGGCGCCGAATTTATAATTGATCAATTAAATCAACAATTAGATCAATTAACTGAAATTGCTTCGAATGTCATACAAGAATCAGTTAAATTACCAGGAAATATTCAATGTGATGATCCTCGTATAAAAAAACTAAAAGAACAATTAGCTCAAATACAAGAAATTATTCAGCAAGTACAAGCTGCTATACCAGTAATACAACAATCAATCAATGCAGTTAAACAAATTGTTAATATTGCACAAGGAATTAAAGCCACGATAGCTGCAGCACAACTTTCAAATCCAGCAACTGCTGGTTTATTTATTGCATTACAATTACAAGCAATACAAGATGCTACGATTGTTAATGCAATTGCGTCATTAAATCAATTTGCAACGTTGCCGACTCAATTATTAGGACGTTTACAAACTTTATTACCTCCATTAATTGCAGCAATTGCTAAAATTGGAGAAGCGTGTAACGGCGAAGCGCCGGCATTAGAAGTACCAGATGAATTAAAAAATGCCAATATCACGGATTATAATGATTTAGTTAACAGTGAATTCTATAACGAACTAAATGTATCAGATTCTGATTTAACAGACCGATCTGGCCAGATTGAACAACTTTTACAGCAACAACAAGATTTACTAACATCGTTACAAGAAGCACCTAGCAAAGTATATCAACAGGCTGGAATACCACCGGTAGATTTAGGTAAAACTGGCGATTATTATATTGATACAACTACAAATACAGTTTACGGACCAAAAGTATCTGCTACTAATTGGGGTAATCCCGTAAATTAATATTTACAATATTTATATAAAAAATATACCATGGATTCAAAAACATTGATAAAAGCGCTTAAAGTAGCCGTACGTGAAGTTATTAAAGAAGAATTAACAGAAATTCTTCGAGAAGGATTACAATCTACTATTACAGAAATGAAACAGCCGAAGCGAACAACAAATTTGCCAGGCCACCGAAATCCACCTCCGCCACCGAAGAAAAAATCTACGGTTCAATTCACAGAAAACAAATGGGCATCGATATTAAACGAAACAGATGCGTTAGTTGAACAGGCGCCTTTAGCAATGAATAGTTTTTCTGATTTAATGAATGAAGGCGTAGATGACTTATCATTCACTTCAGCAGATGCTCAAGGATTTGGTATGATGCGACAAAATATGCAACAGGCAATGGGATTGGCACCACAAACACCGACAGTTATGGAAGATCCAGAAACGGGTAAAACATATGAAGTAGCGCCTGAGGTTCAAAAGGCGTTAACAAGAGATTATTCGGCTTTAATGAAAGCAGTGAATAAGAAGAAAGGATTATAATTAAATGGCGTATCAAGTATTAAGTGTAAATCAATCTGATACGACTGAAAATCGTGCACTAGGTGTACAATTACCATTTAATGGTGCTTTTGGAATTTTTTCATCGACATATACTACCGTCGATCAAGCAATTAGTAATCTTAAAAATTTACTGTTAACAACTAAAGGTGAACGACCACTTCAGCCAAATTTTGGTACTAATTTAGTTAGATTACTATTTGAACCTAATACAAATGCAATTAAACAAAATATAAATGATGTTATAACACAGCCAGTTAATTTTTGGTTACCATATATTAATATAATAGAAATTGCTACTGTAACTGCTGAAGATGATGCAAATTTAGATCATAATATTTCTGTAAAAATTACGTTTCAAGTGCAAACAAATACTACAGATGAATCATTATCAACTATAACATTAAATGTAACAAATGATAACCAATTATTAATTGCTGATGGAAACTAAAAAAGATATATCATACTTAGGAAAGGATTTTAGTCAATTTCGACAAAATCTAATAGATTTTACGAAACAATACTTTCCACAAACATACACTGATTTTAACGAGTCATCTCCTGGAATGATATTTCTGGAATTAGCTGCATATGTTGGCGATGTATTATCATACTATGCTGATACAAATTTAAGAGAATCTTTTTTAGAACAAGCATCGGAACGAACAAATATATATGATATTGCAAAATCATTAGGTTATACGCCTAATAATGTTGTACCAGCATATGTTACATTAGATATATTTCAGTTAGTTCCAGCAACAGGTACTGGTGCAAATGTGCAACCTGATTATAATTATGCATTATCAATTAAACCGGGAATGCGTATACAACAGTCAAACGGACCATCTATATTCAGAACATTGGATAGCGTAGATTTTGGTTTTTCATCATCATTTGATACTACTGAAGTAACTATATATGAAAGTGATCCATCCACTAAATTACCAACATATTATCTTCTTAAAAAACAAGTACGAGCAGTGTCAGGTGATGTTCGAACAACATCTTACAATTTTACTACTCCAATACCATACGATAAAGTTGTATTACCAGATACGAATATTATAGAAATACTTTCTATGACCGAATCCGATGGCGATAATTGGTATCAAGTTCCATATTTAGCACAAGACACTATCTT